CGGTGAGGATCTCTTGGGCTATTTCCTGTATCGGGTTAGTGGACATGGGGACTCTCTCGTAAATTGGTTTTCGCTGCGCTGCGGTTTAGAAGTGTGCACTTACTTCCTCTTCGTCATCTTCGCTGTCGGCGTCCTCGTCAGCCCCTAAGGGAATGTGGCTATGGGTCTGTGCCGGAAGGGCTAGGCGCCGTACATCCCATGCGCTCATGGGTGCAACCTTGAGTTCTCCAGCTACAGCCATGGCCGTCTCTTGCGTTAGCGGCGTAATACCATAGATCGCGCCGGGGCCATAGAGGCGGGTGACTGCTTGGGTATCGCCGATTTGCGGCACATCAATGCGGATAAACTTCCCGCCTGCCAACTCGGCCTCGGTTACTAGGCCTGCGATACGGTTGTGGCCGAACAGTTCTACTAGGGCCCACGCTTCAAAAGGTTTTGACATGAAGTGCTCTCCTAAGTGATGGGGTTAAGGGTAAATTCCGTAAACGAGCGAGTTGCACCCGTTCACATTGCGGGGGATGGTGACGGTGATGCAGCCCCAATAGTCGGTCCATTTGTCTGCTGAGTAGCCCGCGTTGCCAGTAAATTCGTGTAAACGCGTTCCGCGCGGGTACCTTGTCTGAACCGTAACGGTGTGTTCTGAAAATTGATCATTGTTCAGGAAGCAGACACATCCAGGCGCGCTGCCATAGCCCAGCCGTTCATGCGCAAATGTCTGATATTCGGCATTGCGGGTGACAAAGTTGCCTTGAGCGAGGTTCTTCCAAATCCATAGCCCGTTATTTATGCCGGCCTTAAGGTTGTAGCAGTTGGGGTCGCTTGCCCAGTCCCGATAATAAATCTGCGGTTCGCCCGGAAAGGTAAGCATGATCATGTAGCCGAGCATTTTGTTCCATACCGTCTGCTCGCCCTCAGTCGTATCCGTGTCATGGTCTTCGATGAACGTGACCGCCCTCATTGAGTCCTGCATGCAGTAGCCGATATCGGAAAGCTGTCCCATCCATACCTTGCTATTGTTATTGCAGATTGTTCCCACATTGAACTTGAACATGAAATCGAGTGCGGAAGCCCTGCGCCCCATCCAGTAATTCACCCAGCCAGAGAGCGCATAAGGGTTCCCGTCGAAATATTCGCCCGAGAAGAGGGCGCCCGGGTATTCTTTTCGGATTGCGTCGATCAGCACGCAAAGGAATGGCGCATTCAAATCCTTACATTCGTCGATGATCCAGTCATCAAAGCCCAGCACTTTCATCTGGTTCAGCGTTGCTGCGATCGCACCATCCCACATATATCGGTCCGGTTGGTCATAAGCACACAGGTCGCCATCGGGCCACCCACCGGAAGGATCTGGAACTGAGTCAGGAGCCACGTTGCCCGGGAGTTTTGGAATAGCCGCCCCGGTCGAGGTAGTCATCCCCGGATACCACGCAAAGCAGGCTGGAGTCTTCGGGAATATCGCAGACTTATACTGCTGGTTGGGCCAGCCGTCCATCTGGTGCAGAACTGTGCTGCCCATGGCGCGCATGCCCTGCGCGTGGATCGCCTTGATGGCTGCGACGCACTGCGCCTGCGAACCAAAGGCGGTCCCGTCGAAGATGTAGTCTTCCTTCTTGTCGTACCCGCCGGAATAGATCCCCCCGGCCCCCAGCGTGGCTGGCGGAAGGAGGACGCGATCAAATCCAGCCGTCTTGTACTCTAGAGCATCGGCAGCGATCCGCTGGTAGGCTGTTCCTGTAGGCCAGCCAACCACCTCAGAAGCGCTCGTCGCATCCCACATCATCCAGTTCGTATCTAGTGTCGGCATCAGAACATCTCCGTCTGCTCAGCAGGCTTCTCTAGTGGCTTTGCATTCTGCCTCTCAGCGTCAAGCTTGGCCACGCATACATGGCATGGCCCACGGCGCCCGTTATCTACGCGGTGGAAGGTAGCCTTGGCACACTTATTGCACCAGAAACTAGCGCCCACCGTGTTTTTTGTGAAGTGCTCTGGCATTACAGCTCCCTTCGCAAAGCATTGCGGCTTATCACCGCTAAATAGCCATCCTCAAACTCAATCAATGCGCTGTTCATCTTTCCCCGGGCCAGCACCTTGCAGCGCTGACCCTTCCGACCCATCCGGTGCCAGTAGTAGACGTAGATCATGCGATTACCGTGAATCCTGGCAGTTCTGTGGTTAGCCATTTGGCTACAGAGTTGACGGTTTCGCGCTTCCATTGCGCATCGATCTCGAATAGCGCAATCGTCGGCAGAGAGTCTTTTACCCCCTTCATGCGCAGCAGAAACTTGGACGTGACCGGAGTTGCATCGCGAAAAGTACGCCACGGAACCAAAGGAATACCATCTGCTGGTAGGTGGATAGATGACCGGGTGACAGTGCCGGATTTGATGGTGACCTCCTGTGAGATTCCGTCGTCTGCAACCAGCACGGCTTCCCCGGAGCCGACCGTTGAGCACACCCGATGCACGTTGACTGCCTCATCGTTATAGAGGAAGCTGGCCCGGAACTTGATGATAAAGTCTTCAGGTTTGTAATAGTTGTCGAACAGGAAAGCCGAGTCATTGACGTATTTGGCAACTGCCCAGGCGCGACGTCTGCCAAACTCATCTCCGGCTAGCGACACGACCCGCACCGTCCACGGATCTGAGACGTGGATAAAGACTTCATCTGTTTTGACTGAATCCAGGCCGCCTTTCAGTGCCAAAGCCAATCCGCTAAGACTGCTGACCTCAAGCGTCGGCTTGGCCAGGGGGGCGAGTTCGCGGATCGGGTTTCCCAGCGTGCCATCGGCATTCACGGAGTATTCGACGCCCTCAACTTTGTGGGTCACTGGGTGCTTGTCCTTAAGGCGCCCGAAGATATATTGCAATGCTTCCTTCACTTTGGACCCTTCTTTCTCGACTTCCGTTTTGTATCGTTCTTTGATGGCCGCGGCCGGGTCGTACTTCATGGGCTACGCTCTTCCTTCGAAGTTGATTACCGATGTCTCTTTGGGCTGCGGCTTGCTCCAAAGTGGCATCTGCCGTGGATCGTTGGTGAATGCCACGATGGTTCCGTCGTCCGCTTTGCCCATAAAACACTTGGCCTTGTGGACCTCGATAGGCGCGAGCTTCGATGTAGCTGCGAATTCGGTATCGATCGTGCAGCGATCTGAATGGGGCTTGAGGGTGAGGGTTAGAGTGACCACCCGCTTGCTGGTGGCCGGAGTGTTGAGGTCGGCAATGTTGTTCAGGGCGCGACGGAACTCGATGTCAAAAGCCTCGATCATCGCGCCGTCGTTGATATTGCCGATATTTACCGGGATAGATTCATCTTTCAATTGGTTCTCCTTTTACAACTCCTCAATGTCGATTCCGTGCAGTAGCTTCAGCAATTTCTTCTTAAGGCGGTAAACCGGATTCTTTGCGAAGCCCTTCGCGTCGCAGATATGCATGCCGTCGGAGCCCCAATAGGTGAAGTCTGCTACGTAAACTATGGGGCGTATCTTCCCTTGGCCTCCGACCAAAACGAAAGGCACCTGCTCACGCAGATCCCAAATCGTCCCACGTGAAGCGAGTGCGGCTAGGTCTCCAGCCACCGCAGCCTCTTTCTTGCTGGCATACTTGCCTACTCGCTCGTTGCCATACTTCTTTGGGCGTGCGGCCTGGGTACCCTCAATATGGGATGTCCAGGCCTCGCGCTCTGCTGCTGTCTCACGTCTCACTGCTTTATCTCCATACGCTCCTGCAAATCGGCCGGCAGTGGAATGTTTATCTCTGCATATTGCGTGCTGATTTCCATGCGGACCTCGTTGTCGAGCATCTCCCTGTAGATGTGGATGTCGGGCGTCAGATCTCCAGAGCGGTGGTAATAGATGGTCTGCCGTGTGCTCATGCTCTCTTCCTGCCGTGCTCGGCCTGGGGCGTGCCAGTGGTTTCTGGACACGCCCCATTTTGCCTAGAACGGTATATCGTCATCTGTGATCTCAGTGCCATCGCTGGCCACTGCTGCTGGGGGAGGGTTATATGTCGTTTGTTGTGTTTGCCGCGAGGATACGCCAGCACTTTTCAGCGCTTTGCCAAACAGCATATCGAGTTGCCGCACCTCTCTTGCTTCGAGAGGCTTGATTTCAATGGCCGTTGGTATGCGGTTGAGCTGCCAGCGCTCGCGCATGTTTCCAGACTGATCAGGCTCATGCTTGCAGTAAACCTCGATTTGCTGGCCGACAAAGCTTTGGTGATTCGGGTGGGATGGATCAAGTGGTCCGAAGCTGTCTGCTCGATATCCGAGTTGGTGAAGGTTTTCGACCACTCGCTCTGCTGTCTTGTCAGTGATGGTCATGTAGATGGTGCGCTCATACTCTGCGGCGGGAATTAGGCAGTTCGAATCCGCTGGATCTGGTTTTCCCATAATCTTGAAGCGCAAGATGAATTGGGTATTGCCAGTGGTGGCCTTGGTCAATCCCTGCTGAACGATATCGGCGATGAACACGCCGGGCTCATAGAACGGTCCGTTAGGCATTGGCGTGCTCCTGGGTCTGTGCTGGTACTTCTTCGGCCGGCGCGGCCATTTTGCGACTTGACTTGATGGCGGCTGTGAGCGCCTGCCATGCTTCGGTGGCGCTGTTACCCATTTCGATCTCTTCGGGGAGCCCCAGGCGGTTCTTGGCGTCGAAGGCAGGGCGCTGCTGCGTATATAGCATTCGGCAGCTGTCCGTCGCAGCCTTGCCCTTCTTGGTTACATCACCTTTATCGCTCTTGGCAAGAGAGACAACCGTCTCAAAGTTTCCAAAGAGTACACAGTCAAGCCATTTGTGGGTGAGCCCCCAACACTTCTCATGCATATCTGGTGCCCATCGGTCAAAGTCAGCGCCTTCTGGGTTTTTGAAGGTCTTGACTTTGGTGTGGATGAGAAAGAATACGGTCATGTTTTTGGCGCGACGCAGATCATCGAGCGCATTAAGGAACATGCGCCATTCGGCCTGCGATACCTCGTAGCCGCGCTGGTAACCGCCGAAGCCCTTATCGCCCCACTCATCGTTGAAATCGCGGTGGCAGACATGCTCATAGCAGAGCCGCTCGGCTCCGTTTACTGTGTCGAGAACGAGCGTCCGGTAGGGATGCTGTTCGTCGATCAGGAATCGAATCGCCGCGGTCAACTCGTCCCAGGTTTGAATCTCCGGGAAATGTGGGGTTTGCGGTAGTTGGCCATTAGAGATCAGAGTATCCAGGCCAGTCTCGCCTCGGGTTTGGATGAAGATAGGTTTGGGTGCATGTGCCGCTAAGCTGGTTTTCCCCCAGCCTTCGCGTGCGTGAAGTCCATAGCGATTGGCCAGCGCTGCACTCGCCTGCTGTGTATCGGCTAGCGTGAAGCGCTTGGTGGCGACGTTTCCCGATCCCGCTGACCGGGAAACGCGCACTAGTTGATTAGCCATAATCAGTTCCTTTCCTGAATCGATTTTAGGGTTAAGAAGTAAGCTTCCTGGGCATCGTGCCACAGAGAGCCGAAGTAGAGTGATTCCTTTTCTTCCTCGTCAATCTTCTCGATACCGATGTCGTATTGCAGTTGGTGTTTACGCCGGCATGTCTGAAACGTGCGGATGCGGCTGTTGGTAAGAATCTCCTTTCCGTTACCTTGAAGAATCGGTAATTCTGGGTGAACCCATGTCTTTCGGGTCCATCCCTCGCCATCCGGGCTGTCATACCCGCTGCAGATAGAAAGAAACTTGCAGGGTGAGTTATAGGTCATGCAGGCGCCAGAATTGCGTGGGTTGCGGCCAGTGCGTCTCGCAACAATCAAGTCTTGGGAGTGGTCCCACAACTCTTTGGCGTACTCCAATACCTCGGAATCGAGCCTGGGCACTTGGCGACGCTGAAAGTACCACTCTGGCCTCTCCGTCGTGCAGTCATACGCGAGCCGATATGCATACATCAGCGACGTTTCGCGCCCCTCCTTCGAAGCAGCAAACTCGTCAAGTTGTTCTTCGTTAAGTTGTCGCTCGCAATACTGGCCAAACGCCATGACTGCTTGCTGATCTTTTTTGGCTAACATCTTCGGTGCAATTGCTGGTTTGCGCACCGCATCCCACATCGCGTAGTCGGCCTTTGTATCGTTCAGCCATTCGAGCAAGAAGTAGTGGCTGACCTGGCCTTCAATCACGAGCTGTCGCCAGTACGTTGCGTTCGGATCTGCGATTTCCTGAGAAGTGGTCTTGTGATCGAAGATAACTCGTGCTCCCGTTGATAGCTCAGTGGCGCGAACGTCGATCTTGCCGCTGACCGTAAAGGTTCTGCTTCGCGCCTTTGAAGTCGGATTGTAGAGATCACTCGAAACAACCGATTCGACGGCATCGATGCGGAATGGAGCATTGCGCCAGCGAGCGTCATAGCCGGCCATCAATCCGATACATTTTGCCGCAATGATTCCTTTCGACGCTTCGTCATGGTGGAGGACGGGGGTCAAGACCTCTAGCGCTGCTTCCATCGGACTCGCGGACTTCATGCTTCCCATCCCTCCTGCAGCTGGGTCCCGCCTGAGCCACCGCCACGTAGCTATCGAGACCCGCTGCTATTTCCTAGGCGCGCCAGCCTGGGAAAAACCTTGGTTAAAGCTGCTTGCAACCCTCAACGATGATCCAAACAAACAGGATTACCGCAGTCGTTACCTTGAGACACAATGCCACTGCACGAAAGCAGCCCAGGTTATCGTCAGTGTCGAACTCTAACTCGGCTTCAGGCTCCGGTGGAGTTATGCCCATGTGAATACAAGGGTCGTTGTCGTACGAATATCTATCCATGTCAGTTCACCCGCCTTCTCAGTGCTGCCTGTGCTTGAGCCACCGTCGTGCAGCCATAAGCTGCTTCTAAGTCACGCAGCAGTCGATCTATGCGCGCCTCACAACAGGAGGGGCACTCGCAGAAAAAGAGCCGATCAGCCATGCGATCAATCAAGTTCTTAATCGGCGGCGTCATATCGTCCTCACGATGCCCACCACTCTCCAGGGCTCTCTCCAGTTGGGCTCCACGCTAGCGATGGCCTGCAGTGCAGTGATGGGCACATTGGTTCTCACTGATAGCTCCACAAGGTTGCGCTGGATGGCATGAGTGCGCTCGATGCGGCGTAGGGTGACGTGCCAGACGTAGGTCATCGCGTCCACACCTCCTCGCAGATAACCACCGGCACGCTTGCACCCTTGAGTGCGCTCTCGCAGTGCATGAGGGCCTGCAGCCATTCGTCGTGCTCTGATTGCATCCCGTCGATCACGCAGGATTCTTGCCCGGCCGGCTTAAAGAGTGCGACTGCCTGGCTAAGACTTTGCTGCTGTTGGCGTAAGAGCGGGATTGCCTCACGCAAGGCTTTTTGCATCTCGACCATTGCCAAGCTGCCTCTTAGTTCTCGCTCAAGCTGTGTCATTGCCCAACTCCCGTAACTGCCAAGATGGCGGGTAAGAAGAATGCGATATAGCTCAAATAGGCGATGAGGTAAACCTTCCAGGGCTTCATGTGTGTGCCTCCGCTTCTGCGCGAGTGAGGTAGAAATGAATACCGGGCGCGCAAACTTCCCAGCGATCTTCGCCCCAGCCATTTTTCGGCTCGACGACTTCACCTTTGCGGTAAATTACGGTTTCATCATGCAGGCTAACTCCCACATCCCGGCCGAAAACCTCGGCGACCTTCACACGGGATGCACGGCACTTACGCTCTCCTCCGTGGCTGCGTTTGGCTGTCTTCCCGATGTATAGCTTTACGATGACGCCATCGCGGCATTT